CCATCGTGTATAGCGGTGGACATCACTGTGTAGAGGTCGTTCTGACGATTGACTACATAGTCTGTGTATTCAGTGCAGACATTAGCTTTCTCTACGTCATCTGCGTTCTGTGGTGCGAAGCGTACTGTTTTGTTACCACTAGAGAAAGTTTCTAGTAGAGCAGCCTTAAGACTCTCAACTGAATCGTATACATCTAGTGATACGTACTTTGAGTTGCCATCATGAGCAGGTTTAGGAAGAGTACCGTTGTAGTAATCGATAATCTTTGCTCGTTCTGTACTGAGCTCTGAATCTGAATACCCTATAGATAGACTTACCTGGTCATCTACGAGTGCGACAATGTTGTTGTCTGACAGTTTCTTATAGTTCTTTCGCTTTTTTGCCATTGTTATACCATCTCTATGTAATAAGAGTCTGAACTCTCAACTGGTTCCCAGGCTCCCTGGTGGATATAGTTTGCTAACGCTAAGGACATTACACAGTCATCAAAGCAGCCTGATTCAGCTTGCATAGCTCCAGACTCTGTGACGATGTAAGTCATCATTTCTCGGATTGTTACCTTGTCGTTAAGCTCTAACTCTCCCTCACGCATTGCAGCTCTTAACTGGTCAATGATTAGGGGCTTGGTTTTAACGGTGGTAGAGAAACCTAGTTTTACAGTCTCCCTGTCGGTTACTTTGTCGTGCTGTACTTCTGTATAGAAATTTGGGTAAGCCATGTCTTTACCCAAGCGAGTACAGGTCAATATGCCGTGTGAGTTGTTCTCCACACAGATGTATGCCTGGTTGTAGTATTCACCTAAGTTAAACAGTACTTCAGCGAAGTAGTCTGGATGGGCATGACCACGCCATACGGCTACCTGGCGTTTCTTAGAGTCAAACACCTGGGCAACTGAATAGTCACCCCCACGGATACCCATAGCGACATCAGCACCCATGACATAGCGTTCACCAGGTACATGAGGTCTAAAGGTAAATAGTTCGCCTCGTGGGTTGTTTACCCATTCGCCACCTTCGAGAGCCATACGCTGCTCTAGGTCTCTAGTAGTGTTTAGCTTGTCTACTAGCTGCTCTGGGTTGAACACAGGTCTACCAGTAGTCAAAAAGGCTTCATCTGGTTCACTGGGATACTCCTGTCGGAACAGGTCTATACCATTCTGTGCAATCTTTTTTCTTCTGAAGACTAACTGCTCGTCATCTAAGTCGTACTTATCTGCAAGCTCAATTTCTTCAGGCGTTCTTTCAAAGTTGTCAGTAATTGGCTCACGGTAATTAGGGTCAGTAAACCAAGGAATGAAAACAGGGACGTAACCATTACTACCATCGACAGCACCACGCCAAAGGTCATAAAAAATACCATTAACACCATTAGCGGTAGACTCAACAAAAATTGCTGTGCCTTTGGAATTAGGGACGGCTTGAGTAAGTCCATTCCAGTTATCCAGTGCAGTAGACTTTTGCCAGAAAGCCAACTCTGATGCATGAACGTGAGTAAGTGTTTCACCCCGCCCAATGCTTTCACCACCTGCTGTTGCCACCACGAAACTTGAATCCAAGACATCAAAGTTCATCTCCCTTCTTGAAGAGTATTTAGTGTGTGGCTTTAGTATCTCTGGACAATGCTCATGAAAACGCTTTGTCATATCAAAGAGTGCCCTGGTGGAGTCAGCATGGTGTGTAATTACCATTGCTTTACACGCAGGTTTTTGACTTACAGAGAAATAGAGGTAGCCTCCAGTGTAGGTACTTAGACCCTGCTGCCTAGCTTTCAGGATGATGATTCTGACCTTGCCTTCTGTGGACATTTGGTCTTCAACAGCGTTGTTTAGAATTTCTTGTGCAGGGTTTAGCGTGAGGGGTTTAATCTGGCCTTCTTTGGTTCTTATTTTTAAGGCTGACTTGGAGTAAAAGTCAAAGTTATTCAGTAACTTCTTTCGTACTTCCTTCAGTTTCTTGTTCATCTATGCTCTCTTCTTCATCGTTAACCAGGGATGCCAAGAAGTCTTCTGCTTTACTGATAGACACATTAGATTTAGACACAGGCTTACTTTTTGTGAAGTCTAAAACTAGACGTGCTGCAGCTAGACGTTCTCTTGTCTGTCCATCTACTCTCATGACTTCTACTGCTGTCTTAAGAGCTTCTTTCTGATATTCATCTTCGATGTTGTACTTATCACTCATAATCTCGACCACCTTGGTAGCATCTATTTTTGCTTGTTTGCGAATAGGGGTAATGGACTCTTTGGTGTGTCCATCAGGAACCCCTTTTGGTCTTCCTGGGTTTTTTCTTTTCTTTGTTGACCACTGCTTTCTTAGCTCCCTTCCCTCTGGAGTCTCCATTAGAGTCGCAAAGTAGTTTTTCTTTGGTGCTCTTTGTGGATGTGTCTTTGGTTTCGGGGGTGCTTTTAGCCTTTCTGTTCTCGGTTTTTTCATTTGCTATCTCCTTATTTAAAACCTCTAAAACAATGTCTCTGGTCTGTGATAGTCCCTGGCAAAACATCTTCAATGGCAGCTGATTTACTAGCTCTTTGAGGATGCTCTGCTGTTGGTCACTGGTTAGTAGTTTTGAGGACTTAATAAGGCTTATCTGGTGGATTATCTCCAACAGGTCTTGTGCTTCTGTTTTCATAGGTGCTCCCTAGGTGGATAATAGTCCTGGTTGCATAGAAAGTGCTCCAGGGACTTGCTCTTCTTCTTCACCGCCTATGCCTTTAGCAATACCCGCTAGTAAGATAGCCATTACACTGGCTAGTGGGCTTGCGTAAAACTTTACTGGCATACCAGATTTTTTAAAGATTTTTCTCATGTAGGCTGCGGTTACTGGGGCTATAAGCTTCATTAACTGCGGGTCAGTTAGATAAAGAACAACTGAATCTACAGCAAATTCGGCAGTATCTTTAAGATAACGTATATGAGGCCTACCATATTCTCTCATCATATTTTCTTTAGAATTTTTATAGATAACTTCATAGCTTTTGCTAGAGCCATTGTTTATAACTCTTCGCGCAGTTTCTGCTGCTTCATCTTCTATAAGTTTTTCTACAGACTCACGTACTACAAGACCCTTAGTATCAAAAGAACCTTCTGCAAATCCTGGAAATCTCAAAGCTACTAAAGCTTCTTGTATATGGTCGATTTCTCTTCTTATCTCTAAAGCTTCATCATAGTCAGGAAGAATTAAATCAGTTCTATAGACTTCTTCGCCTTTAGCAATTTTCAGGGCGAAGTGCATATGTTCTCTGTAGCTTCCGTGTCTGTAGCTGACAGCATTATGTGCCTTACTACCACGAGGATGGGGTGATTTCTCCAGAGCACCATCAGCAATACCTCTGTCTAAAGTCTGCCCTTCAACACCATGCCCAACTTCGTGTGTGAGTGTCGCTATATATTGTGGTCTACCTATTAGGTTCTCGCCCTTAATATTAATATGACCTGCCGTGCCATACCTCTTATTACCATAGTTTCCACGACTGTTTTCCGACAGGGACTTTGAAGCTTCTTCTTTAGTATTTAAAACAGATATAGAAATATCTAAGAGGGTGGCAATACGTCTAATATCATCTTCACTGCGAACGCCATCTTCAAAATCAGTGCCTTTTTTACCAATAGTAAAATTGACAATGTCTTCAGCTTCTGGAAGCTTTTCTTTGATTTCTGCGGGGGTGGGCTGTAGATATTCTTCCTGCACTCTTGCAAATGCAGCTTCTACGCTGTTGTTGACTGGGTCTTCTGTATTAAGCAATACCCCTTCATCATTGTTATTTAGAACTGTTTTTTGTAGCTTTTCAGGATTATAAATTTGATAAACAGTGTCTTCTGAGTCTGTATACTTGACACCATCATAGCCCATTTGCTGAAGCTCGAAGTGCATCATCTTGTCTTCTTGGTCTCTAGTAGCTAAAGCTAACTTATTTTCATCAATATATCTTGTAACAACGTATGCAGAACCGCTTGCACCATCATACCCTTGTTCCACTTTTTCCAAGTTATCAGAAAACCAGATACTGTTGTCTGCGGATTTATCTAAATCAAAATCTTCAAATTTTTCATTAGTAGAATGGTAGATAGGTATACGGTTTACTTTATTCTGGGCGTAGCCAAACTCATGTATTGAATCACCATTAGTTTTTATATTTTTTGCAGGTGCAGCACCCTCAATTATTTTATAACCTTCAGGCATTCCTTCACCGTGGTCTTCTGCATACTGTTTGTTAACAGTTACCCAATCACCGTAATTAATAGTATCAGGAGCATCTTTTGGAACAGCTCTGTATACTTTAACAATCTGCTCTGGCTTACCTTTTAATTGTTGTAAAATGTCTAAAGTTTTACTGTCCAGTTTACTGCCTGTTTTGTAATCTCTTGGTCTTGCGTAAAAGTCAGGCATAACTTGGTCTAAAATATGCAGAGGTGTGTCATCATCAGACACTGGTGCTTGATGTTGTACCTTATAATCAGGAGTTACTTCTTCACCAAAGTCACCTGAAGCATCTCGTGCATCTCTAGCATCTAAATATGCCCGTCTTGCCTCTTTAGAGTTTGGATTTTCTTCATATTGTTCACGAAGTATTTTTACTTTTCCTGCGAGAGTTATCCCTTTAGAATCATTTACAGGGTCTGCATCATCATCAACAGCTTGCTCTGTGTTATTTAGAGACTGCTTTGCTTCCTGCTGTGCTACAACACGCTCAATGTAAGGTGCGAAATACTGTTTTACTGCCTCTACAGGTACACCTTTCTCAGCTAGACGGTCTTCCATAGCTTGTAGTCGGCTGACAGGGTTAGCACCTAAATCTAGCTGCATTTGTCCCAGGGAATCTAGCAGTAATGCTTTATGTATTGGCTGTACACTTTTGTCTGCATTTAGTGCATCAGTAAGCTGCGTAGCAAACTGTCTGTTGTTCTCAATACCACGCTCGTAGTTCTGTTGTTGCTGCGAGTACTGCTGTTTTATAGCCTCGTCAGTTCTAGCCTGGTTACGTGGACGTTGTTGAAGCTGCTTGAGCTGTGGGAACTGGTCTACCAGGGCCC